TTCAACACGCCAACGCGGCGGGTGATGGAGACGTGACGATACAGGTCGTGAAGTTTAGTTCCAAGAGCAAAACGGAGTGACCATGCTGCACGCTTCGACGTTCGAATACCTGAAGCCGACAGACGATCAGATGCGAACCATGACGCAGGCACGTTCCGCTTTCGCGGAACTTACCGTTGAACTCGACAACATCATACCGGATGGCCCGGATAAGACCTACCTGATGCGGCAGCTACGCGACTGCGCGATGTGGGCTAACATCGCCATCACGCGCAATCCGGACGGGTCGCCACGAACGTAACGATCCCTAACGGCTGGGTGCCCAACGACTATCAGATGCCGCTCTGGGACCACCTGGAGGGCGGCGGCAAACGCGCCGTCGCCGTGTGGCACCGACGCGCTGGCAAGGACTCCGTCGCTCTCAACTGGACCGCCGCCGCGGCGCACCAGCGCAAGGGCACCTATTGGCACATGCTGCCGACCCAGGCGCAGGCGCGCAAAACGGTGTGGGACGGCATCGATCGCGCGGGCCGCAGGATGATCGACCAGGCGTTCCCGCCCTCGATCCGGATCAATCATCGGAAAGACGAAATGAAGATCGAACTGAAATGCGGTTCGGTCTGGCAACTCGTGGGCAGTGACAACTACAACGCGCTGATCGGCGCCAACCCGGTCGGCGTGGTGTTCAGCGAATACTCGGTCGCCGACCCCGCCGCCTGGGACTACATCCGACCGATCCTCGCCGAGAACGGCGGTTGGGCGGTGTTCATCTACACGGCGCGCGGTCGTAACCATGGCGCAATGCTTTACGAGATGGCGAAGGGCAATCCATCGTGGTTCGCGCAGCTACTCACGGTCGATGACACCCGGGTGATCGGTCCCGATGTCATCGATGAGGAGCGCGCCGCCGGCATGTCGGAAGACATGATCCAGCAAGAGTTTTATTGCAGCTTCAGCGCCGCCCTGGTGGGCGCCTACTACGGTCGGCAGATGTCCGACGCCGAGAAGGAAGGCCGCATCGGCAACGTGCCTTACGAGCCGAACCTTCGCGTTGAGACGTGGTGGGATCTGGGTGTCGGCGACAGCACGGCTATTTGGTTCGTGCAACGATACCAGCGCGAGATCCGCGTGATCGACTATTACGAGATGAGCGGCGAGGGTCTGTCGCATTACGCCAAGGTTCTGCAAGCGAAACCATACGTTTACAGCCGCCACATCGCGCCGCACGACATCGAGGTGCGCGAATTCGGCACCGGCAAAACGCGCCGCGAGACCGCCGCGGGCCTCGGCATCCGGTTCATCCTCGCGCCCAACATCGGCATCGAGGACGGCATCGACGCGGTGCGCGCCATGCTGCCTCGATGCATGTTCGATATAAAGAAATGCGACCGCCTGATTGAGGCTTTGCGGCAATACCGCAAGGCGTGGGACGACAAGAACAGGCGCTTTCAGGACCACCCGCACCATGACTGGGCCTCACACGCCGCCGACGCCGGTCGCTACGGCGCCGTGACGCGCGACCCGGCCACCGAGGCGCGACCGCGCGTGCCGGTGTTCGAAACGCATGACTCAGGCATGGGGATGCTGGGATGATCTCGTTGCTGATCTGGCTGCTGGTCCTGTGCCTGGTCCTGGGCCTCATTATCTGGATCATTCAGATGATTCCTCTACCGCAACCGTTCAGCACGATCGCCATCGCGATCGTCGCGCTGATCTTCATTCTGATCCTGGTGTCCTTCCTGCTGGGTGAAGTGCCGTTACCGCGAGGGGGCCTGCGCTGATGCCGGTAGTCACCACCTTCCGTTCGACGGTCTCCCCCGCGCAGCCGCGCAAGCCGTGGAACAACTTTAAGTTCCTTGTCGATCCGGTGTCCGGAGCGCCGGTCGGGATCGATAACCCGAACGCCACCGGGGCGGACGGAATGTGGGCGCCGGTCGAGGTGACATCGGCGCAGATATCGTCCCCCCCGGCCGCGATGCTCGCTGATATCAACAGCGTCTTTCGCCTCAATGTCGCGCCCTACACCCGTTTCGTCAGCACCGGATCGGCGCTGGTCACCGGGCTGGACGGCAGTGCCTTCCTGCCGCTGGCCACGGGCGGCACCGTCGCGGGGCCGGTCACGTTCAACGGTGGGCTGACGATCAATAACGACCCGACGACGCCGGTCTATATCAACTCGACGGTGACCGATCCGCTGGCCGAGACGATCCCGACCCAGTTCCAGACGATCCTGAACATCAACTCCAACAACGCGCAGGACGTGCTGAACTTCACCGCGCGCATGCACATCAAGACCAATGGCGGCGGCACGGTCTTTTCGTCGCAGCACACCCCGGCGGTTTACGGCGAGACCTCCGCGATCGACACCGTGGCGGGCGGGACGGTGGTCTGGGCGGCGGGCGTGCAGGGCGTGTCGGGCAACAACGGCGTCGGCACGGTCACCAACGCGTGCGACTTCCTCGGCCACCCGGTCGTCAACGCCAGCACCGGCACGGTCACGAACCACTACATCATCTATGGGCCTAGCGGCGTCCCCGGCAAGGCCGTCAATGAGTATGGATTTTACATGCCGGCGCCATCGGGCATCGGCACCGCGACCCCGGTCGGCTGGCTTGAGGTCCGCACGCCCGACAGCCTCTCGACCACACGCGTGACGCGGTTTCGCAACAGCGGCGGTTCGATCCTCGACATCATGGGTGACTCCAAAATCGGGTGGTTCGGCGTGGCCCCGGTCGTCCGTCAGACGGTGAGCGGCGCCTGGGCGGGCAACACCGCTGGTAAGGCATTGTGCGTGGCTTTAGCGGCCTACGGCTTCATCATCGACAGCACGACGGCGTGATCTGTTGAGCGACGTTCTCGACGCTCTCCCGCGCGCCGTTCGCGACCTCATCGAGCCGCACCTCGGTGGCGAGGAGGACAGCCCGACGCTGGCCGCGATCGGCGTGGAGATCGCAGGCAAGCGCGACGAGGCGAAGATGGCGCGCAAGATGTCGGGCATCGAGGACGCGTGGCGCGCCGCTGATGAGGCCTACGAGGGCGTGGACGACGCGAACCGTGGCGAGGTGGGCGACGGTGGACGCTGGGCCAAGCCGATGAGCGTGGATGGCCCGCTGATGACGGAGCGCAGGAACCGGAACCCCGACCACCGATCGACCGCGTTCCTGCGGCTCACCTCGCGCTATGTCGACGCCGGGGCCGCGAAGCTGGGCGAGATCCTGCTGCCCGCCGACGATAAGGCGTTCTCGTTCCGGGCGATGCCGGTGCCGCGCCTGATCAAAGCGAAAGAGGACACCAGCCAGGTCGTCCATGGCGACATGGGCGTGCCGCTGACGCGCCCGGCGCAGCCCGGCGAGACCGGTGCGCCCGCTGCCCCACCTGGCGCGCCCCCACCATCCGGTGGCGACCCCATGGCGGCGGCAGCGGCGGCTGCCGCGTCGGCGTTTGGGCAGGGCGGCGGGCAACCCGCCCCCGGCGCCGCGCCCGGGGCACCGCCGCCCCCCGCGGGCCAACCCGGGCAGGCGCTGACACCGCCGGGCACGCCGCTCGCCCCGGCCTCGCCCACGCCGCCAGGGCACGTCCCGCTGACGGTCAAGGACCTCGCCGTCGAAAACATCCAGATGGCGGACGAGAAGGCCAAAGCGGCTGAGACCCGGATCTATAACTGGCTGCTGTCGTGTCAGTATCGCGGCGAGATCCGCAAGGTGATTTTCGACGCCGCTCGCCTCGGCGTTGGCGTGCTGAAGGGGCCGACGCCGCGCACCAAACGGGTGATGGCGCTGACGAAGCAACGCCACGGCGAGGACCTTAAGGTCATCATCAAGGACACCATCCAGCCGGCGGCGGTGTGGGTGGACCCGTGGAACATATTCCCGGACCCCGCGTGCGGTGAGAACATCCATGACGGCAGCTACATCTTTGAGCGCGACCACATGTCGGCGCGGCAAATCCGCAAGCTTAAGAGCCTGCCCGGGTATATCGGGGACGCGATCGATCAGGTGCTGGATGAGGGACCGAACAAGGCCTACCGGTCGGAGACCGATCGCGGTCCCGGGTCGAAGCGCGACAAGGATCGTTTCGAAATCTGGTATTTCCAGGGCACGCTGACCAAGGAGGAGATGCGCGCGATCGACATGGCCTCGGGCCGCGATCCTTACACCGACGAGGATGCCGAGAACGACAAGCGCGACGAGGTGTTCGTGATCGTGACGCTGATCAACGACACGGTGATCCGCGCCACGGTCAATCCGCTCGACAGCGGCTCGTTCCCGTATAACTCCATGCCTTGGCAGCGGCGCGCCGAAAGCTGGGCCGGCGTCGGCGTGGCGGAACAGATGCGGACGCCGCAACGCATGGTCAACGCCGCCGTGCGCGCGTTGCTCAACAACGCGGGCAAAAGCGCGGGCAGCCAGTTGGTCATCGACCAGAGCGCCATCATACCGGCGGACGGTCTGTGGACGATCACCCCCGACAAGATATGGTTCAAGACCAACGACGGGCCGCAGGACGTGCGGCAGGCGATGATGGCCATCGCGATCCCCAACGTCACCGAGCAACTCATGTCGATTATCACCTTGGCGGAACGGTTCGCCGAGGAAACGACATCGATCCCGCTGATCACGCAAGGGCAGTCCGGATCGACCACGCCAGACACGTTCGGCGCGACGCAATTGCAGAACAACAACGCGAACCAGCTTCTCCGTTCAATTGGCTACAGTTTTGACGACTTCATCACCGAGCCTCTGATACGCCAGTTTTATGAATGGCTGTTGCTCGATCCTGATGTTCCCAACGAGGAAAAAGGCGAATTCGAGGTCGACGCGCACGGTTCCGTCGCGCTGGTCGAGCGCGCCATTCAGGACCAGAGCATCGCGCAGATGGGCAACATGGCGGCGAACCCAATTTACGGTATCGATCCGAAAAAGTGGGCCGCGTTGTTCCTCAAGAGCAAGCGCCTCGATCCCACCGACATGCAATACACCGAGGAAGAGCAAGAGAAGATGGCCGCGGCGCCGCCGCCCGAGCCGCCCCCGGTCACCGTCGCGCGCATAAACGCCGACACGCAGATCAAGCTTGGCGTGATGAAGCAGACCGCCGATCAGCAGACGCAGCAGGCGGAACAACGCGTGGCCGACGCCGCCAACACGCTGGAGGGGCAGAAGCTGCATGTCCAGGCGACCGTCGATTTGCACGAAATGGAACAGAAACGCCAACTGGCCATGCTGGACTACGCCAACCGCCACCAGATCAGCCTCGACCAGACCAAGGCGGAACTCGCGTCGACCGCGATGAAGCTACAGGTCGAACAGCAACTGAACGCGATCAACAACGCGATCCATACGCGCGACACGCACGCGGCGCATGTGGTCGATGTCCACAAGCACGCGGTCGACACCGCCGAGGAAGCGCGCCAGCACGCCGTGGACACCGATCACGCGGCGGTCACGCACGCGCTCGACTCGGCGCACGCGGCCCGGCAGGCGGACCAGCAGACGGCGGAACAGCGGCGCCAGCACACCATCGACACAGGATCGGATCTGTTCAAACACCAGAACCCGCCAGCCGTTCAGGTCCCCGGTCGTGCCGCGAACGGTCAGGCGGCGTCACAGGTGAACCCATGATCGACTGGTATCAGCACGCGCTTGAGGTCGGCCTTCAGATGGTCGACATGGAGCGCGAGAACGCGTTGCTCAGGCGCGAGGTGGATATGCTGCGGCGGCTGTTGGTGGAGCGCGCCCAGGTCAAGGCGCCGCTGGCGCATAATCCGTTCCGAGCGTTCCAGGTGGAACGCAGGAGGATTGGCGGATGAGCGATTACAAAAACGTGCCCGGGGGGCCAGAGGGGCTGGTCGCGCTGGGTAAGGCGCTTGGGCTGGCCTGTAAGTGGCCGGGATGCATGTGTGAGTCGAAGTGTCTGCGACGCGATGAGCCGTTCTGCGATACGTGCGGCGCGCCGGTCAGCGTCTACGGTTGTTACGACGAATGCGGGTGCGATGACGAGTAACCGCGCGTGGGTGGGTAAGTGCCTTTGATCAACGGCACACCGAACGCCGACCCGGCGCCACCGGAACTGACCTCGGGCGGCGGGGTCATGGACTGGCTGTCGGGCATGTTCGGGGGCGCGCGGACTCTACCGACGCTGCCCGCGGAGCCTGCGGGGCCGGCGCGGGACGCCTATGCCGGGCAGTCCATGACGATGCCGCGCGCCGACTTCAGGCCCGGCACGGACATTGGAGGCAGCGTTCCAATGTCCGCCGAGCAGGCCGATCGAATGCGCGAGGCGTCGATGGAGTTGCACGACGCGACGATGCTGGCCGGCGGTCCCATGGGCGCCGAGGCCGGGACCGGCGCGGTGGCGCTGGCGTCGAGGCGGACGCCGGTCAACCTTCCACCGCCGTCGAGAGGGCTGATCAACGCGGCGGGCGAGGCACCTGGCTTCACGTCCTACCACGGTAGCGGCGCGAAGTTCGACCGGTTCGATGACGCGTTCATCGGCACGGGTGAGGGCGCGCAGGCGTATGGCATGGGCCACTACACCGCCGGAGCGGAACCGACCGCTGAAACGTATGTGCAGAACGCCAACTGGTCGTATGGGCGGCAGAAAGCACAGACGATCTACGACAATCTCCACAACCAGGCGAACGAGCGCGGCCTCGACAACGAGGGCTGGAGCAGGCTGAACGCGCAACGTGAATTCTGGGAGAACGTGGTACTGGGCCGCTCGCCTCGACAACTCATCGAGGACGCGAAGGCCAACCCGGACCAGTGGGGCCAGCATTACCTCGACTATGTGAACACCCTGAACCCGGATCGGTTCAGGCGTGTCGGCGGCAATATGTATGAGGTCAATATCAATGCCGATCCGGAACACTATCTGAACTGGGACAAGCCGCTGAGCGAGCAGCATCCGGTGGTTCAGAAGGCGATGGCGGATCGGTTTGATTTGAGGCCCGGTGGCGTGCAGGAACGCGCGGCTTATCTTGCAAGTCTACCGAATGATGATTTGCGGGCCGTCGCGACCAGGGCGTTGGACAACCCGAACATTACTGGCGATGCGCCGGAGTTCGCGCGGCTGATGAAAGAGGCGCCCGACATCGACCATAACGCGGTGTGGGACATTCAGCGCGCCGCGCTCCACCCGGAAGGGTGGGGAAGCTACAGCCGTCAACCGACGACAATGGGCGACCTGTATCGGAGTAATTATCTGGGCGACCCCACCGCCGCTTCCGCCGCGCTTCAGGAGGCGGGTATTCCCGGAATCCGCTACCTCGACAGCGGCAGCCGGCAGGCGGGCGAGGGCACCCACAACTATGTGACGTTCTCTCCGTCCATCATGGCGATTATCCGCCGCTACGGCATCGCCGGCCTCATCTCTGGCGCCGGGGCCGCGGCTGGCACCCAGGATCAGACGCAATGAGGCGACGGTGGCTGGTTTGATCAACGGCACACCGAACGCCGACCCGGCGCCACCGGAGTTGACCGCTGGTCGCGGGGTCATGGACTGGTTGTCTGGGATGTTCGGGGGCGAGCGCGCGTTGCCGACGTTGCCCGCCGAGCCTGCGCGCCCCGCCCAGGCCGAGGTGCGGTCGGTCATCCCGGTCGGCGGTGGGATCTGGGGCGACCAACGCTACATGACGCCCACGCAGGCCCGGGATCTCACTGACACGTCGATGGAACTGCACGACGCGACGATGCTCGCGGGCGGCCCGATGGGCGCCGAGGGCGGCGCCGTGGCGCTGGCGTCGAAGCGCATCCCGCGTAACATGCCACCGCCATCGAGGGGGTTGATCAACGCGACGGGCATGCCGCCAGAGATCATGTTCCACGGCTCGCCGGAGACGTTTGATGAGTTCAGGCCGAACCTGACGCCTGACGATCACGTCCCTGGCATATCCCTCACTGACCATCCCGAGGAGGCGGCATCTTATGGCCGGGTGCAGCCGGTCGAGGTCACGGTGAGGAAGGCGATGCCCTACTCGCAACTGGAGGAGTATGCCGCGCGCAAGGCCGGGCGCGTGGGGGACGATGAGTTCGCCGCGATGGATGTCGATCCGCACCGGCTCCTCGGTTGGCTGAAGCAAGACGGCTATGACGCGATCGATTATCGCGGCGATCCGATGCTGGGCTACGGGTTGCGGGTGTTCGATGGCAGTCAAATCCGCCCCGCGAACATTGAACAACCCGGCTTCACGGCCTACCACGGCAGCCCGCACCTGTTCCCGCCGACCGAGCGCAATCCGCTGGGCGAGTTCGATCCGATGAAGATCGGCACGGGCGAGGGCAGTCAGGCCTACGGTGTTGGCGCGGGATATCTCGCGGGCGCCGAGCCGGTCGCGCACACTTACAAAGACCCGGAGACCATGGCCGGCGCACCGGGGTTCCGTGTTGGTGGCAAGCCGCTGCTTGAGGTGCTGAACGGCACCTATGGGGCTGAGGCGGGCACCGTTCCACCCGGTAAATCACTGGCGCTCGAGACCCTGCACGGGTCGGATAATCTGCTAGAGGCGGAAACGAAGTTGAAGAACCTCGCCGCGGTGGACAGGGAATACCGCGCCGCGCGCGACTGGCTGGACGCGAATAAGGAAAGCATCACCAGCGGTACGCAGGGCGGGCATATGTATGAGGTCAGGGTCAACGCCGACCCGGCGAGATTCCTGGACTGGGATCGATCGCTGTCGGAGCAGCATCCCGATGTCCAGGCGGCGCTGGCGAAGATCGCCCCCGACATGTACCACCCGTCGTCGGGCGACTACGACCCGGCTGAGAGCGGTCAGATGATTTATCATCGCCTGGCTTCGCGGTCCTCGCAGGCTGATGCGTCGGCGGCGCTGAACGCGGCTGGCGTTCCTGGCCTCCGCTACCTCGACGCCGACAGCCGGGCCGCGGGCGAGGGCACCCGTAACGCGGTCGTGTTCGATCCGAAAAACATGGACATCATCCGCCGGTATGGCATCGCTGGCCTCATGGCGGGCGCTGGCGCCGCCGCCACGCAGGGGCGAGACCAGACCCAGTGAGCGACTTCTTCCCGTCGCAGCCCGACCCGCCGTTCGACCTCGGCCCGGTGGACCGCGCGTCCCCCCTGTGGCGGCGCCTGGAAGGCTGGCTCGCCAGCGAACTGGACAACGCCCGGCGGCGCAACGACGCGACACGCCCGGAACTCGATACCGCGATGCTGCGAGGCGAAATACGCGCGATCAAGCGATTCCTCGCGCTGGGACAAGATCGGCCAATATTGACCGATGGCGGAGAGGACACACCGCGAGGCGTGTCCGGACTGTGGAGTAACCCATGAACGTAGACGACAACGACACCACCACCACTGATGACGCGGCTGCCGAGGCTGCCTTCGCGGGCGGGTTCGAAGCCGAAACGCCGAAACGTCCGGAGCCACGCGCCGATCCCGGTAAAGTTCAGCCCGCGGAAACCCCACGGGAGACCAAGCCGAACGGCAAGGACCCGGACTACGTCCAGATCACGAGGTCGGACTGGGACCATGTGAGGACCGCCGCGGCAAAGACGGCCACATATGATCAACAGCTTTCCAAAGCGTTCGGGACGATCGGCAACCTACAGAAAGTCATCAATGGCCTGCGCGACCAGACGCCGCAGGGTCGCAAGATCGAGGTATCGCGCGAAGCGTTTGCCGACCTGGAACGCGATTTCCCCGAACTGGCGAATTCCACGCGGGCCGCGCTGGAGCGCGCTCTCTCGGGCGTCAACGGGAACGGCGCTGATCCCGCCGTCATCCGCCGCATGCTCAACGAACACTCGTCCGAGCGTGAGGTGGAGGTCCTTGAGGACGCCCATCCTGACTGGCGGGACATCGTCGGCGCCGTCGATGTCTCCCAGCAGATGCCTGACCCCAATAACCCGTTCCGCAAGTGGCTGGCGACCAAGGACGCCGGCTACCAGCGGCGGATCAACGGCACTGAATCAGCCGCCGTGGTGATGCGCGCGATCAACCTGTTCCAGCGCGAGACGCAAACCAGGACGCAGACGCGCCAGGCGCAGGCGGCTCGCGCCGATGCGCGCACTGACCGCATCCGCCAGGCGGTACAACCACGCGGCGATGGGGCGGCACCCGCCGCCGACGCCACCAACGACGTTGAGGCCGCTTTCGAGTCTGGCTTCAAAAACCGCTGACACGCCTACGCCGACGACCGGTTCATTCCGGCCTGTGACCGACGCCATTTGACGGCGGTTCCCGTGAATACCTCAAAAAATCCTCTTCACAGGAGCGCCAACCATGGCAATGCAAACGTTTGGCATGACCACCGCCCGACTTGCGAAATTCAAAGGTGAAATCCTAAGCCACGCCGTGCCGCAGGAAGTATTGGGCCGCAGCGGGCGACAGATCCCGATGCCCAAGAACAACTCTGACACGTACGTCGCGCGCCGCTGGCTGCCCTATGGCGCCACCGGGGCCACGGCCTCGTCGCAGAACCAGTTTTTCCAGAACGGGCCGGGCGATCGGGGCAATATCATTGCCCAGGCGCATCAACTCTCCGAGGGCGTGACCCCGCCGCCAGACTCCATCGTGCCGTTGGACATCACCGTGGTCGTGCAGCAATTCGGTTGCTTGTACGGGTTCTCAGACAAGACCTACAACTTGTATGAGGATGACATTCCCAAGGCGATGATCGAACAGGCTGGCGAGCGGATGACGTTCGTCAACGAAATGATCGCCTACGGCGCGTTGCGGGCCTGCACCAACGTCTACTACGGCGGCGCGGGCACATCGATCTCCACGACCAATGGCGGGCTGACGCTGGGCCTCATCCGGCGCATCGCGCGCAACCTTCAGGCCAACCACGGCAAACCGGTCAACAAGGTTCTGAAGGCGTCACAAAATTTCGGCACCGACCCGGTCGCCGAGGGCTTCACGGTTTACAGCCACACCGACCTTGAGCCTGACATCAGGGACCTTCCCAACTTCGTGCCCGCCGAGGCCTACGCGTCCGGGTCACCGATCCAGAACGAAATCGGCAAGTGCGAGCGGTTCCGCTTCATCACCTCGGCGGATCTCCCGTCCATCCAGGACGGCGGCGCGGGTGTGGGCGCCACCGGGCTGTCGTCCACCACGGGCGCGAATATCGACATCTACCCGTTCATCGTCACGGCGCAGGACGCCTGGGGCCAGATCGCGGTGCGCGGCCTCGGCGCGCTCGATCCGACATTCATTCCGCCCGGCGACAAAACCAAGTCTGACCCGTTGGGCCAGCGCGGTTACGTCGGCTGCGCGTGGTGGAAAGCCGTGATGATCGAGAATCAAGGCTGGATGGCCGTTGGGAACGTCGGTTCCAAAGTATTGGTCTGAGTGATCAAGTAAAGGAGACATCCAATGCTTGACTCGATGAACAGATACCTCGCCGGCTTCCGCGAGGTGCGGTGGGTGCATGCCCTGCGTGCCTGCCTGATCCCGATCGGCGACCGCATGTCCTCGCAGGCGCTCACACCCGCCGGGCTGGTGATCGGAACGACCGACAACACCACCGCGAAGATCGGCGCGTCGGCGTTCCAGGCCTGCGCCAACGGTCGCATGGTGACGATCGCCGCCGGCACCGAACTGCCGAAACCGCTGGGCCTCAGCGTGACCACGGGGTTTTTCGGCATCGGCTGCTGGTTCACCGACAGCGCCGGGGTCGTGACGTTCGCGCCCGGCCCCAACGGCACGTCGGCGGGCAGCGCGGGGTTCCCGCAGTTCCCGCGTGGGCAGGCGTTGATTGGTTTCGTCACCGTGACCATCAGCGGCTCGTTCATCGGCGGCACCACGCCACTGAGCGGCGCGACCACCGCCTATTTCTCGCCCACCGGGGCGTTCGATCCGACGATCCTCGTTTGAAAGGGGAATGAAATGGCTACCCTCAATTTTGATTACGGTGTCACACAGAACCTGTCCAACGCGGGCGTGGTCGCCGGGGCTACCTCGACCTACACGACGACGGCGGCGACCAGCTGCGTGATCCAGGGCAAGTTCACGACGCCCCTGGCGCCGCAGACCGCGCAGCCGACGCCGACCACCGACGCGGTCACCGGGCAGCCGTTTGTTCCGGTGTTGCCGAACAGCACATGCGTGCTGGTCATCGGCGTCAACGCCGCTGGCGCGATCCAGATGGCGCAGGGACAGATCCTGCCGACCAACACGGGCGTCACGACCACCGTTGGGGCGTTCCTGCGCGACCCGCAGTTTCCGCCGCTGGCGGATAACTTCTGCGCGCTCGCCTACACCGTGATCCGCACGGCGCCCTCGGCGGCGCCCTGGACGCCGGGCACGGGCGCGTGGGCCGCGTCGGGCGTGACGGCCACGGCCTTCCAGAACGTCAGTCAGCTACCCAGCCGGCCCCAACTTAGCTGATGGCGCGGGCGCCGCGGCCCACGTCCCCCCCAGGCCGCGGCGTCACTTCCCGAGGAGACACACATGCCGCCGTTTCAGAAGAAAGAAGCCCACAACAGCGATGTCGCGGTTGAGCAATACGAACCCATCGCCGATCCAAAGGATTACGATGGCGATATCATCCTCGCGGACAAGGACCTGATCGCCAAGGACTACGCCGATGAGTTGGCTTTTATGAACGAACCGATCGAGATCCGCCTGCAACCCTCGACTGACAGGAACGCCGCCATGTCGTTTCCCGTGTGGGTGAACGGCAAGCCAGCCGAGGTGATGACCAACGGGCGCTGGCGAGAATTGGGCTGGCTGCCGGTGGCGACGAACCTCACGGTGCGCCGGTCGGTGCTGGAGATCATCCTGCGCGCCAAGGTCGACACCGTGAACACGCAGATTTTCGGTTCCGACACAGAGCGGCCCGAAAACAAGACGCCGCGCTTCACGACGCCGGTTCATTCCGTGTCCGTGCTGTCCGATCCGAACCCCAAGGGACCGGCGTGGATGACCGAGGTCATTCGCAGGACGTATTGACGTGACCTACCTGGAAATGTG